TACAGAGATTATTACGTAATGAGCAAAAGGTGATTGATGCAGAACGCGTCAAAAATGATGAATAGCGTAAATGAGACATATCTTGGAAACATTAATGTTAAACGCGACGGAGTGGTACAAGAATGGACTCAAGAGCAAGTTCAAGAATATGCAAAATGTATGGGATCTCCCGAATATTTTGCAGAACATTATATTAAAATTATTTCGTTGGATAAAGGACTTGTTCCGTTTTCTCTTTACGACTATCAACGAAGCATGTTCAAACACTTTAACGATAATCGTTTTAGCATCGTACTTGCTTGTCGACAGTCTGGTAAATCAATATCGTCAGTTGCATACTTACTCTGGTATGCTATCTTTAACTCCGAAAAAACAATCGCTATACTGGCGAATAAAGGGCAAACTGCCCGAGAGATGCTCGCCCGTATTACTCTTATGTTGGAGAATCTTCCGTTTTTCTTACAACCAGGTTGTAAAACTCTTAATAAAGGTTCAATCGAGTTTTCTAATAATTCTAGGATTGTTGCTGCTGCCACTAGCGGGTCTTCTATTCGTGGTATGTCTGTTAATTTGCTCTATCTCGATGAGTTTGCTTTTGTTGAGCGAGCAGCTGAGTTTTACACTTCCACGTATCCTGTTATTTCGTCAGGCATCGACACCAAAGTCATCATCACCTCAACCGCAAACGGAATCGGAAACATCTTTCACAAAATATGGGAAGGTGCTGTCCAAAACACAAACGAATACAGATCTTTCCGTGTAGATTGGTGGGATGTTCCCGGAAGGGATGAAAAGTGGCGTCAGCAAACAATTGCCAACACTTCTCAATTACAGTTTGACCAAGAATTTGGTAACACTTTTTTCGGGACAGGGGACACCTTAATAAATGCAGAGACCCTTATGTCATTGCGATCTAAAGAGCCCCTGCATTTTCGTGAGGGCGGTCTTTTAAAAGTTTACAAAGAAACTGAGCTCAGTCACGAGTACATCATGACCGTTGATGTCTCGAAAGGAAGAGGTCAGGATTACTCTACGTTCAACATTATCGACATTTCGACACGCCCATTTGAACAAGTGGCAGTGTATCGGAACAATTCTATTTCTCCAATACTCTTCCCTAATATTATATATAAGTACGCCAACGTTTACAACACTGCTTACGTAATAATTGAGTCGAATGATGTGGGATCTTTAGTCTGCAATGGATTATATCACGATCTCGAATACGAAAATGTTCATCTAGAATCAGCAATTAAGGCTAATGCAATTGGCGTTGAGATGACGAGAAGGACAAAGAGATTAGGTTGTTCTGGTATTAAAGATTTGTTAGAAGAAAGAAAACTTAATGTTATTGACGAACAAACTATTCTTGAGGCTTCTACTTTTGTTGTAAAGGGACAGTCTTATGAAGCATCGGAAGGTAATCACGATGACCTTATGATGAATTTAGTTATGTTTGGTTATTTTGTAACTTCTCAAGAGTTTCTTAATATGACAGATATTAATTTGAAAGAATTAATGTTTAAACAAAGAATGAAAGAAATAGAAGATGATATTGTTCCTTTTGGTTTTATCGATGATGGTACGGATGCAATTGAAGAAATTGTAAGTCAAGAAGAAATGGATCGAGGCAACTGGCAAATTTTATACGAGCCTAACATTTGACTTTTTATAAATAAAATTATTGAAATATCTCCGTATTATGTTTTCTTATCATAGGTAAAACGAAAAAAGGACACGATTATGGCTAATCAATTCGCGTCCCCAAATATTACAGTTAAAGAAATTGACCTTTCGGGAGTAGTTCCAGCGGTCGATACTTCAACTGGAGCATTTGTGGGGAACTTTAATTGGGGACCCGTAGAACAACCTGTACTAATCGCCAACGAGGCGAAGCTTGCGGAAGTTTTTGGGGCACCGAATTTAGTTAGTGACACAACTTCTATAGACTTTTTAACTGCCGCATATTTTCTAAAATATGCTAGCACGCTTTACGTTGTTCGTACTCAGGAAGACGCTCTTAACGCAGCGATTTCAGGTGCGGAAGGTGGTGTTGCTGCAGTAACAATAAGCGGAACAAACGACAATTACACCGATACTCCAAGTATCAGTTTCTCCGGTGGTGGAGGATCTGGTGCTACGGCATTTGCAACAATGGAAATTGAAAGCATTGTTGTGGGTGCTGCAGGTGGTCTTGGTTATGCAGTTAATGACACATTTCAAATTGACATCGGTACGGGAACTAACGCTGTAGGTAGAGTTGATACAGTAACCGCCGGTGGTGTTGTCACTGCAATTACACTTTTGTCAAGTGGTTCATTTACTGGTACACTAGATGCACTAACTAATCATGCAACAATTCTTACTGACGGTAGTGGTGACAATAATCTTCAGGTAACTGCTACAGTAGCAATTAAATCAATCACAATAACTGATACCGGATCAGGTTATACTTCTGCTCCGACTGCTACAGAATCAGAAGGTGGTAATGCAACGCTTACAGTAGTATTTAACACGGACGGTGTTCTTGTTAAAAATGAAGCAGCATTCGATACTTTGAAGTCTGGTTTAGGTACTGAACAGATTATTGCAAAATATCCGGGTACTGCTGGTAACAGTTTGCAAATTTCTTTTTGTCCAGCTTCTGGTGGTGACACTGCCTTTAATGCTTGGACAGTTGGGACTACTAACGTTTACGAAGAATTTGATGCTGCCCCCAGCACATCAAGTTACGTATCAAATTTAGGTGGAACCAATGATGAAGTTCACGTTGCTGTAATTGATGAAGATGGTGTTTTTACTGGGGTGCCAGGAACAGTCCTTGAAACGTTTGCCTATGCTTCTCTTGCGGGAGATGCTAAAACATCAGACGGAAGTTCAAACTACGTATTAGACGTTTTAAATGCAAAATCTAATTATGTTTGGGCAGCAGATGTTGTCAACTTTACAGAGTTAGGAGATGCTTCTTCTGGGTTTGTGCAATCAACCACTACGGTACAAACTTTTTCACTTTCTGGTGGAGTTGCGTCAAATGTATTAGATCCGGGTGACATTGATACTGGATTTGATTCTTTTGAAGATCCTGAAACAATCACGGTTGATTTTTTGATTGCTCCCGGAATGACATCTACTGTAGATCAAACTGCAGTGGTTACCAATCTTGAAGGTATTGCAAGAGGTTTAAGAAAAGATTGTGTTGTGGTTGCTTCTCCTTCGCGTGACGATGTATTAAATCAATCAACTGTTAGCAATATTGCAGATGCGATTGAAGCATTTTCTAATAGTTTAACCTCGTCAAGTTATCTTGTGTTAGATAATAACTATCTAAAAGTTTACGACAAGTATAACGATGCATATGTCTTCATTCCCGCAAGCAGTTCTACTGCTGGGTTAATGGCATTGACTGATCAAAATGCTGCACCTTGGTTCTCACCCGCTGGACAGAGACGAGGTCTTTATCTTGGGGTTACTTCTCTTGCTTGGAATGCAGCAAGAGAATATCGTGATCAACTTTATAAAGTTGGAGTCAACCCGGTAGTTAATTTACCTGGCCAAGGTATTCTTCTTTATGGGGACAAGACCAAAGAGGCACGTCCAAGTGCTTTCGATAGAATTAACGTTCGTAGACTTTTCTTGTTGATTGAAAGATCAATTAAACAAGCAGCGTCTAATGTTTTGTTTGAATTCAATGATGAATTTACTCGTGCAGAGTTTGTTAACATCGTTGAACCGTTTTTGAGAGAAATTCAAGGTCGAAGAGGTATTACGGACTTTCGTGTAGTTTGTGATGAAACAAACAACACTGCTGCTGTAATTGACGCTAATCGATTTATTGCCTCAATCTTCATCAAGCCTGCACGTTCTATTAACTTCATCACATTGAATTTTGTGGCGGTTAGAACAGGCGTAGACTTTGAAGAAGTAGTAGGCAGGGTCTAAGCATAAGGAGAAAATAAATGGCAATCTTAGGAGTCGATGACTTTAAATCAAAACTGAGAGGCGGTGGTGCTAGACCTAATTTGTTCAAGGCAACCATCAACTTTCCAGTTTATGCAGGGGGAGATGTCGAACTGACATCTTTCCTTTGTAAAGCTGCAGCTTTGCCTGCAAGTTCCACAGGAGTTCTAACAGTACCTTTCCGTGGTCGCCAACTTAAAATTGCTGGGGATCGAGTTTTTGAAGATTGGACTGTTACTATCATTAACGATACTGATTTTGCAATCAGAGATCCTATGGAAAGATGGTTAAACGGTATTAACTCACATTCTGCAAATACAGGATTTACTAATCCCGTTGATTATCAGGCAGATTTAGTTGT